TTCACGATACACTTCGACAGGAGTCATCCTCCCTCGTTGTGTTCAGAGTTGGAGCCCTATACGAAAGGGACCCATTATCTATCTATAAAGCAGGTGCCAACGGCCCTAGCTTTAAAAGCGTCAGGATCCGGCTCCGTGAGCAGGAAACTTTCATTGCTACTAGAGGAAGGATTTCCTTTAGAGGCATTTCCCCGTGAGGGGTTGGACGAGGATGAAGTAACAGACATCTTCAAACTCTCCAGGTCAAGACAAGGTTCTCAGAAGAAGGTCCAAGTCGCGACATTTCGGAAGGATTCGCTGGACGAGTCTTACGAAAACTATTACGCCATCCTACCGCTAGAGGAAGATGACGAAAGAGAAATCAGGACGGGTAAGTACATCCGGATTGATTACGAAGACCCTTTCCTGGTAATTGCAGGGAGGGCGCTTGTTCGCGCAAGAGGATTCGAGCCCAAGGCCGTCGGATTGCGTACAAAGGTCTGGTTCGCTGATCAAAAGCGATTAACGGAACCTTTCCCTTCTGCACTTCTCTCTGAGGAGTACACAGGGAATAGAAATAGATCGGTTAGATTCGCCGATATTGCTAATCCGATTGTTCAGAAGAAGTTTCTGTTCAGTCGGACACACTGGGGTTCAAGGTTATCATCACTTTGCTCACCAGAGAAGGTCCAGGAAGATTTTCCACACGAGACCTTAGCCGAAAGAACCAAATTAGGAACTTGGGCAGCATCACTGAAGAAGAAGATAACTAGCTTCCTCAACGGTGAACCGAACCCCTCCTGGAGGAAAGGTTTGGTAGAAGACCTCTTTGAGACGTACAGTCCGCAGAGGTCGGGAAGGTCGAAAAGGTTCATAGAGACTTTAAAGACTGTAGACGGGATGTTTTTGCAGAGATACTCAGCATTCCCGGAAGAAAAATGGAATTGGCTTAAATTCGATATTTTCATACTCAAACATCTTGACATAATGCTGGATGATGAGTTCTTGGACGGTGACCTAAAGGAAATAGGTTTCCAGTCCAGATATGAAGAGTTAAAGGACACCCGCAAACTCTTCAAAATGCTCGCGAATAAGAAGGAAATTATCCGGAGCATAGAACTTGAGACGGAGGAGATAACCTCTATCCCTAAGTGGATACGATGGCTGGTACCGATATGGTATGCAGCGATGGTACAGAAAGGCGTCAGGATGGATTTCCTAGATGCCGTTCTCTCCCAGACACGCGGATGCGGAACCCCACCCCCGATCGTGATCTTGAAGACTAAAGTGAAGTTCATCGAAACTACCACTATAGAACCAGAAGTACCTTCTAATACGCAAAAGAAGCTACTACTGAACGTACTGGAGAGAGTCATAAAAGACATTCCAGACGAGATATTCACAGGCCTAACTACGAAGGCTAGAATATCCCTATCAACCGCGGGTTGTTGGGAAACGACCGCTAAGGAAGGAGGCACCTTACAGACGATTACAGAACTTGTAAATCTAGGAAGGTGTGGAAGACCAGTTAAGGTTATAGACCTACACACTGGTATTGAATTATACGAGGCACGTTTAGATGACAACTGCAACGTAGGAGAATATATTTTCTGGAGCTGTCTCGAGAAAGTATTATCTACATCACCAGAAGAATTGAGAAGAGCTCATCTTATAGTGGTAAAAGAACCTAGTAAGGGTAGATCCGTTACTAAGGCTTCAGCATATTTGAAAGTTGTTCTAGATACAATTTCAAAGATGGTGGCTTGGCCCCTGGGAAAGGGTTTCAAGTCATCCAAATCAGGGATGTTAAAATCATCCCACGGTTGGAATTTCTTCCTCGAATTCTTTGATAAGGATGAAGAAGATATGGCATTTGACCCTATAGAAGTTATAGAAGTTAAAGGCTCCACGGAGTCCTCCCTACGCCAGGAGGTCTACCGTCATTTATTCGTTGGCTCGACAGATTTCCGAACGGCCACGGATTTCATGGAACACTGGATAGGTAGGCACCTTTCCAGAGCATGGATGAAGAAGTGCGGGATTCCACCCGTGCTTCAATCAATTGTATTCCAGACATCGTTTATGCCTAGAGAAATACATTTCGTCGGGCGTGGCTACTTGTCACGCTTTGGCGAACCAGTTGATCCGAAAGAACACATACGGAAAATACTGCTACTTAGAGGGGTCCTGATGGGGGACCCTTTAACTAAGGTATTGCTGCACCTGATTAATATAATCATCAGGAAAACAGCA